AATAAAGACCACGGACTAGGTGATAATGTACAAATAGTAGACAGCTTCCCTGATGGAAGATTGGCTCAAACAACCAAAGACAAGAAAACAGGTAAAAGGGTCATTCAACTTATTCAAATAACCAAAGATAATATGAATGAGTTTATAGATTACCTTAGTGGACGGAAGGGTACTACTGCAGAACAAAAGAAAGAAATGTTTAAATACCTTGATGGTATTACTCTAGAAGAGTTTGTTGCATTCTTTGAAGGTAAGCCTGACTTAATGATGAAGTTCTTAGTTGGTCATGAGCAAGGTCATATAGATGATAAGACCTTACATGAATACTTCGATGAAGGTGAATCAGTTGAGAAAAATAACATTAATTGGCTTACACCCACTAAGTTGTTTAAAGAAGCTGAGGCTACTGTAGCTGGATTAGAGGCTGTCGGTTACCCAACTGAAGTTACTGCTATTATCCCTAAAGTAGAAGAACAAGCTCCTGCACAAGAAGAAACTATTAATATATGGTCAGGTAGTAATGAAAACTCTGAATTAAGTAATTTGGCTGAACGCCCATTCACACTTAACGGTAGAACATATAATTCTGTAGAACATGCTTACCAATCGTTAAAGTCAGGTACCTACGATGAAGCTACTCATAAGAAGAAATGGAAAGATGGTGACAAACATGTAGGTAAAAAGGGCACTAAGACAGATAATAACTGGAATGTTAAATTAATGGAGAAGTTAATCAGATTCAGTTTTAAACAGAATCCTGATGCCCAACAAACATTAATAAATACAGGTGATTCCACGATTACCCATATAGGTGGTAAACTTGATTTCTGGACAAAAAGATTTCCAGAATTATTAACAAAGATACGTAGTGAGTTACAAGAAACCCAATCTACTGAAGAAACTACTACAGTTGAAGAAGAATCTACATCAGAAATTACTGAAGAAGATTTTAATACTACAGATTTGCGTAGTAGCACGAATGCTAACCCATTAATTAGGGAAGCAAGAGATGCTGTTAGAAGAGCACTAGAAGCTCTTAACTTTACTTGGGTAGATTCAAAAGATTCTCCTGATATTACAGATATAGAGCGCATAGCTTCTAAATTACTATTAGGTAAAGATAATAACGATGATGCAGAATTTATTAAAGATGCTGCACATGCACTGTCATTCGCTATATATGGTAGCTTAGGTTTACCTGAAGCAAGTAAGGCTACAAGACGTTGGGTAGAGCTATCTTTAAGAGAATGGTTAACAACAGGTAAAGCCCCTACAGTACATAAAAGTGCTTGGGTTAGAGTAATGGAGGCTTATGAAAATCTATTATCATTCTTCTCTAGTAAAGAATACGAGGACATAACTAATAAGTTAGAGGAAGGTATAAATAATATACTAACCAATAATGTAAGTGCTTTTGCTGCTAAGAAGGGTTACGCAAAACTCAATTTTCAAACAAGTATGGATGATAATCCTAGAGCTGTTGATGTATTGGTAGCACTTCAAGAAGCAGGTATAAATTACACGCTTACCGGTAGTGTTGCTTATGCAGACCAAGTACCCGTATACAGAAAGAAAGATGCGCCATTACATGATATAGACCTTCTAATGTCACATGAACAAATAATGCAAGCAAAGAAAATACTTAAAGGTAACGACTCTAATGCCTTTGGCGATTCTGTTGAAATGTATTCATTTAATCCTGGTTGGAGAAAGGGTTGGAAGAATATTTTGAAAAATGCAGGTAAAACTAAAAGACTTGTAGTCGGTGTAGCTGTTGTACCCAATGGTTATGAAATACGTAATTTCAGTAATGGTTGGACTCTTAACAGAACTCCTTGGAGAAAGTACGAAGTGTACAATAAAGAAACTGGAGAGCTGGCTGGTAGTTATGATTTCTTACGTGGTGAATATGAAATTTTCAAAGGTGTTGCTGGAGTTACAGTTGACCTTATGGAAGACACTACTGACAGAGAGAGTTTAGACCAAGAGTATACAGATGAGAATGGAAAAAAGCAGACTGTCAGAGTAGCTAGTTATGTATCTGGATTTGTTAAGAAATTAGAACTACTTAGATATAAAGATATTAATGATTTTATTGGTGTTGTTCCACCTAACACCAAGTTAGAGGAAGCACCTGAACCTGTTTCTGACGAAACCACGCAGGCAGAGCCGGAAGTGGTTGAGGAAGAGAAGACACAAGAAGAAAAGATAGAAGAAGAGATAGATGATAATTCTCCACCAGAGGGTTATTACGATAATCAAGATGGTAATAATGAACCTCCTCCATTAGAACAGGATGACCCTGGACTAGGTGCTCAGACAGTTGAAGTAGAAAGTGCTGAAGATATTGATTTAGAAGTTAAGGCTAATGTTGCTCTTAAAGGTAATATGGATAGAGTAGTTAAACACTTAACTAAACTATATAACTTAACTGATACAGCGGCTACTCGTGTAAGACTGTACCTAGGTGCTAAGACTAAAGAAGAGATTAAGCTTAGAACTGATATCTTAGAGGATGTTATTAATGGTGACCTTACTAGCGATAAAGGACTAAAAGCCTAATGAGAAGAAGATATTTGATGCTGCAACCAAACTTGTAGATAAACTTGGTTTAGACACTTTAACAGAATCATTCCTTGGAGCTTTGCTCCAACGTGATGACTTAATACATATGCCTGCTAACGAGAATGCAGGAATACTAGAAGATATTAGAAATTTCTTAGCCACTAAGTTTAAAGTTAAGCATACAAACAGTCTTGTTGCTAAAGCAGCTAATCTATTCGCTAGACCTCAATTAGAAGCATTCAAGCAAGCTGTAGCTGATAAGTTACAAGCTAAGTCTTTCGATGACTTAACAGAAGCCCAAAAACAAGGTGCTGTTATTGTATGGAAATTCACAAATAAATTTGTTAAGGACTATAAGACACAGAGAGCCTTAGCTGGTATTGAGCCAAATTTACTTTCACTACATAAACAACCTGTTGATTATTTCAGTAGACTGCAGAACGGTAAATATGTAGTAGACGATAACGTAATTGCTGCTCTTGGTTTAGCTGGCTTTGAAATGATAAGTAATAGCTTAGAAGATATGTCCTTTAGAAAGGAAGAAGACCTAAGAAGCTTATTACAAATAAAAGAGAAAGACGCAATAATATCTGATGATGCGCGTAAGCTATTCTCACCTGCTGGTTCTGTATTGACTGAAAAAGCTAGACAGGTAGGTCAATCCTTTATGAATATACTTGGCTTAGATATCCAAGATGACACCTTAACCTCTGAAAGAAGTAAGATGGTTTTAGATGCTGGTCAACGTGTCATTAACACTCTAGTTAAAATGGGTGTATTAGAATACATGTATATGCCTATTGAGTTATATGACGCTGCTATTGAGAATCCTAGAGATTTTCATGGGACTAATGTTGATATGTCTCAGTTCATTATGACTGAAGAGCAATTAGCTAAATATATGCAAGCTCCCGCATTTGGTAGAGAGTTCGTTAGATTTGTAAGAGGTAAAACTGTAATTGGTGAACAAGGTTATAAAGTCTTACCTGAGCGTAGTAAAACATTTGCACAAGGTCTTAACGATACAGACTCTATGGCGTATAAGATATTTGGTATTAACAATGTAGCAACTCACCCTACATTCACTAAACCAGAAGACCCACAAACAACTATTAATACAGGTAGAAGCGATGTTAACCCAGAAGCGGCAGAAATAGTACATGTCACATCTCAGTCGCCTATAAACCTCAATCAGGGTTTTTTGACACTAATTAATAAACTAACACCTACTGTATTCCTAGATATGGTCAGAACGGCTGTAGATGACCCCTCACGAGTATTTAACAAAACTAATGAAGAATCATCTAGGTCTAAGATAGAACAGAAAGAAAGGTCTTTAAATAGCTTCTTTGAGTTTATAGCTAGACCAGAGTTTATATCTAACCCTCTATCTGTGTTCTATATACCGTTGACCTTTTGGTCAAACTCTAGAGTTGGTGAAGAAACCACAGATATTACACCCCAAGGTGACAAGATAATACGTGACCTTATTAGCTACGCAGCTCATACGGTAACACTTAAATTAACAAAGAATAAAGATGGCTCATTTGATGAAAGTAATCTAATAGGCCTTAAATATGCAATAGTCCAAGCTATGGGTGAAAAAGTAGATAAAATGAATTTCACTCAAATATCTAAAGCATTTGATAATATCGTTAAAGAAGTTACTAGGAAGTCTGGTACAAAAGAACAGATGAAAACACCTAGAGGTTACAAAGCCCTAGTAGCTCTATTGGATAAAGACAAGCCTGGCAAGATAGCTAAACAGAACATATCACTAGTCATAGATAAAGATGCAGATGAGCCTTTACTTAAACTACATGGCTTAATGGCACTGAAGCAATACTTAGATGCTAAAGAGAATGGTGGTGGTGATATCGTTACAGATATTCATTACGAAGTGGATGGTATTACCAATGGTTTTGCTATCACATTAATGCAGATGTTTACTGAAGGTGCTCCAATACCATATGCAGAGAAGGGTGAACTACTTACACAGTATTTAGATTCTGGTGGTGTTATTGAATATGGTGGCAATACCTATGACTCTAATAACATCGATGAGCTATTTTCACCTAAAGGTGCACTGAATGAGTTAGGACATGATGTTGCATACGCTAATATGGAATCTCTACAAGAAATGGAGTTCCTTAATAAATTAGAACGTGTTGGTGTATACACAGAATTATCAGAAGTACAGACTGCTGGTGACTTTGCTACCACACAAAGTAATTTAGATTCTTATCAGAATTTAGCTAGAAGCTTATTAAATAACTTAGGTAAGATGCGCAAATTCTTTAATCCTAAGCAAAAAAGGCAACAATCTCAGTTACTACAACGTCTTGATATGATGAATGCTTTGATGAATGTGGAAAATCTATTTGGTCCAAATATGACTCCCTATCAAAGAAAGGAGCAATTCATAAAGGCAATAAATAACGGTATATTCAAGAGAGGTAAGAAAACCAAATCTCAGAAGAAACTGTTAGATAGATTTACTAAAGTACTAAACGTCAATAATTTACCTGTTAGTCTATTAAACGATATGAGTTTTGTTAGCCCTATATCAGCTAAGATAATGGTTAATACTTTTGTAGTTAAAACACCTAATCAGATATTCAAAGAACGTATATTAGCTATGGGTAGTTTTGTCGGTAAGATGAATGATGACAATCCTAAAGCTAAAGATAATGGTTTAATTGATTACGCTATTAATAAGCTAGGTAGAGATATTGCTAAGCCTAGCCTACTTATATCCAACTACGGTGCCTCAATAGCTAATATTGTCAGAACTTTCTCTGAAGATGTTACCAATAGAATGGTAAACAGGTTAGCTGAAATACATAAAGGCCTTAATTCCCCTGAACCTGCAGAAGTTGAAGCAGCTAAGAATGATTTAGCTAAATTAAATAAAGAAATAAATTACATACAGGGTACTAGGAAAGACCGAGTTAGGTTTACTAAAGACAATCTATTAGACACTGTAGACCCTAAGTTAATTAAGAGCTTACAAAACCATGTAACCAATACATATGGTGAGGCTCTTTCTCACACCTTAACAGAACGCTATGGTGATATGTTCAAAGCACGGTCACAGCTTAATGCTATAACTGGTGTAACTTATGAATTATTTAAAGCTTACTATGATGCAGAGAAGAAAAAATATCTTGATGCAACTGGGGCATTAGCTTTAACCAAGAAGCAAGAAAGAGAGTTTGATAAATCAATGGAAGACCTTATTCCATATTATGAAACCTATTACTCACAGGAACACAAAGAAGGCGTTCTTGGACCAAACACCAGCTTCAAATCACAACAAGGTAATTCGGCTTATGATGTTGCCAGCCCTATAGTCAAGTTTGATGGTAAGAAGGGTAATATAAATGGTTATGCCTCGGAGAGAGAATTTGAACACCCATCAGTAAGAATAGCAGTAATGCTAACTCATGCTATGGATGCTGCAGTACAGATTAAATTAATGGCTTATTTAGCAGAAATTGATGACGTATTTTTAAACATACACGATGCTGCTGGGTTTGCTGCTAAGAATCCTGAGCTGTATATGCAACTCTATAATAAAGCATTTATGGAAGTGATGACTGAATACTCACTACCTACAGCAATTATGGCTCCTTTACAGAGAGTATTTAAAGCTACTCAAAAGGATTATCCTGATGAAATACTGCGAATACAGTTAGAGGTAGATAAGGCTACAAAAGCAAAGAAATGGGGACCATCCAGAGATATAGGTGCATTTGAGTTAAACGCTCCGTTCCAGCCACTAAGTATAGCTAGTATGGTTGGTACAGCTCAGGCTATCGTAGATAGAATGAATAACAAGAAGTTAGAGTTCTTAAAGAAATACCCTAAGCTTTCAGTTACTCAATACAGTATTAGTAATACCGAAGGTTATAAGTATGACCACAGTAAGAACAAAAAGGTACATACACGTAATAAATTTGGTGAAGATAGAATACAACATGATGAGATAGATAACACTAAAACTCAGGAAGAGCTTATAGAAGAAGCTCTAGAGATAGATAAGGCTATGCCTGAAGTATCCAAAGAGATAATGCGTATTGACTCAATCATAGAGAACAGACATCCAGACAACCTAGATATTGATGGTAAGTCTTATGCTGAATGGCAAGCACTTCTAGCTGAAGCACAATGGGTATTAGGTGAATACCAAACTAGAGCCTTCCAGATAGGAAGAACATTAGAGGAAATGGGTGTAACCACAAACACAGCAAACATATCCTCATTAAGTTTATTGGATACATTAGTTAATGATGAAGATTCTGATGACAGCACCACATTTAACTCAACACCTGATTCAGATATAGATGTAGATAACTTTAATGCAGATAGTGTTACGGAGCTTACAGAAGACAATATAGTAGATGTATTTGATTCATTGGCTAACATTGGTACAACCTCTGCTTCTAATGAACACAAGGCTACATTAACTACTGTACTTGAATCAGTAGCCCAAGTAGTTGAGACAGTACAGTTTCACCTCAGAGAGGTTGGTAATAAGACATCAGGCGCATTTGCAAGTGATTTAGGTATATTTGTTAGTGCAGCTCAACAAGGTTCAACTAAACCTAATTTCGTAGCTAGAATGAGCGCACAGGAAGCCTACGTACACGAATTGGTACACAAAGTCATAAGAAAGGCTCTAGATACTAATTTCGCCCTTAGAGAGCGAGCTGTGAGGCTCAGAGAGGAAGTTCGTAACGCCAGTGGTGATAATAAGTTTACCTTTGAGATATTCATGCCTCCTGGTATGGATGATTCGCATCCTGACTACAGAACAGAGAAGAAGCTTGCTGCTGAAAAACTGCATTACATATTGTGGAATGAAAAGACTCACCCAGTTACTTATATCAATAGTAAAGGGCAAGAAGTTACTGACCAAATGGAAGATGGATTACATGAATTTATGACCTATGCAGTTACTAATGAAGCATTGATGGAAAAGTTATCTGCACTTGAGGTACAAAACCAAAAGGAATTGAACGAATTTAGTACCCCTTTTGAGAAAGCTGTTGAACTCTTCCATAAGATTATGAATTACTTTNACACCATAGTAAGAAAGAAGAGTGGTAAGGCAAATGATATAGCCTTTGAGTTATTCCAAGAATTATCTGGAGTACACGCACTTAATGAAAATAAAGCAAAAGGTCCAGTTTCTGGATTATTTGATAAAACTTATAATGGCTACTCTAAAGTATTTAGAAAAACTTTAGGTAAAGCTGCCAGAAAAGGTTTTGATAAATTACTGCCTGAAGATATTCCAAGTAAATATGTAAACCCTAAGAATTACTGGGCTGGCTTAAATGAGGTTATGAAAGACACTGCTTCAATTATGGGAGCAACTCATAATAACCTAATATACCAAGCATTTGTTGAGATGAATCCACGCAGTAAATTAAACTCATTTATACATGCTGGTACTAGGAATAAAAATAAGCTTATAGATAAAGCTATCCAAAAAGTTACATCTAATGTACTTACATATTTCAAACGCTTGTTTCAAAATCCAATAACTAAAGAACAAAAGGCATCTATAACCAGAGTTATTTTAAGATTGGATTTACAGTCATTACTAGGCGTACATGACATTGACTCTATTGGACAAATGCTATCAAGTCCTACAAAGCTTCTATCAGAGATAAGAAGACTAGAAAGTAAGATAACTACTGACTATAAGAAGAATGCTAAGTTCTATATAAATATGGCTGATAATTTAGGGTATATGTTAAGAACTGGTGACCAGAAAGATTATGCTACTGCAAACAATGCATGGGCTATAGCTAACTTAAAAGACACTAACCTTGTTGCTTATGGTGATTTAATTCAAGCAGAGAAAGACATAGATATGTTAGCTTCGTTATATGGTTTATTGGGCACAGGAACAAAAGATGTAGCGACTGTGAGAGATTTGATTACAAATGAACCTGAAGCTATGCAAAACTTAATGGACATAGTTAGAGTAAATAATGAACAAAGACTCAGATTAGCTTTTGATGGTAATCCAGCCCAAATGACAAAAGGCTATTTAAAGGAAAATTATAGTCATCATCTGTCATATCGTATTGGTACAGAAGATGATGCAGAAATGATGCGTAGAGAGGGTTTCCATAAAACACTTGAGTTATCTAATACATTAAAAGACACCTCTGCCGCTAAAGTGATGTATATTAATAAGTTCCAAGACTTGTCTACTAGAACGTCCGGTGCATTTAGTTTAGCTGATAATCACTCTAGAGGTACTGCTGTTCCACAAGAGCATTTAAGGAATATTGAGAAACATTATAAGGCTGCATTACGCAGAGCTGCTGCAGGTAAAAAGACTCCAGTTAAATCCGGTAACAATGCTGCAACACCTGTTTATGACACTAAAGGTAATGTAAGTAATTTCAGATACACCATTAATCATCATACTAAAGAAGCTTATTTAGAAGTCGATATGGATTTTGACTATGCAATTGCTAGATTAGAAGGTGTTACTATAACTAAGCCTAGAACTGATAGACTTAATAAAGAATTATTACAGGCTGCTTTTGACCAGTATGGTGAGACTGACTTAGCGGCTAATGCACATAAGTTTGTTGTTATTAGTCCTAAAGCTAAAGGCATATTAGCTGAATACTGGCATATGCTTCCTGAGCAGACTCAGAAAGACGCTAAGAAGATATTTGGTGGTAATTATATAATATTGCCTAAAGATGGCTTAATAATGGCTATGGGTGCTCCCAATTGGTCTTCACAGTCAATAACTAAGAGAGATATTAATGCAGCTGACCCAGCAATTAAGCAGGCTCTAGATAATGTCAATAATGTAGCTGCGTTACTACTTAATAATAAGGCAGTTAATCTTACTGATTCTCTATTAAGAGAAGGTGTTGCTTTTGCTAAAGATGTGATTGTAGTTAAGTCTGGAATTGTACTATTAGGAAATGAAACCAGTAATATACTGACTTTACAGGTTGAAGGGTTAAGTTTTGCTAGGGCTGTTGGGGATAGTGCAGAAGGGGTTAAGCTTGCTAAAGATTATACTATAACTGCTGATAAGTTAATGCAGGTCCGTATTAAATTACGAACATCTAAAAATCTAACACAATCTCAGATTGATGGCTTAAATAGGAATGCAAATGAATTGCGTAGTAGGTTACGCGCTAATCCTGCAGCTGAATTAATTGAAGCTGGTATGCATCAAACATTGGTTGAGGATGTTGGTGATTTAGATGATAACCCAAATAGTATGGGTCGAATTGAGAAATCAATAAAAAATAATAACATTATTCGGATGTTGTCTGAAAAGTCAGATAACAAATATGCTAATGCTGTAAGGACAGTTGGTTCTGAAGTGTTTATGACGCACAACAGTGGCCTATACAGATTCCTTAGAGATGGTACACAACTGTCAGATTTCTCTGCAAGATATGCCTTACATAAGTTCAATTTAGAGAATGGTATGGCTAAATCAGAATCTATTGATTATATTGAAGATACCTTTATTCACTATGACCTAGCAAGCCATCCTTTCTTGCAGTTAGGTAATGATTTAGGTTTCTTGATGTTTACTAAGTTCTTTTTCAGGATACAGCCTATCATCATTAGACAGGCTATTGAGCATCCTGAAAGATTTGCTTTAATGTTAATAAGTCAGGGTTTTGTTGGAGATTTGGAAGATATTAGTGACGCTATAATTAGCTTGAAGCACCTAATTAGTAAGTTTAATAGCCCACTAAGATTATTGTTAGACTTACCTGAGACTACTTTGACTGGCGATTTTCTTCTCGATTCTGCTTAGCAATCCTATAGTCACCTCTAAATATGGCAAATATCATGATAGCCCCTATCATTATACTAGCTATTATAACCAATATACTTAAAACCATAGGTAGTAAGAAAATACTAAAGGTACTTACTACAAGTACCCCTAGTGTCATCACCAATGCTTTGATGGTATCCCACATTAGTTCTCAAATAGCCCTTTAGAATCAGATGGCTCCTCATCTAAGTCAGGTTGTGCTGTAGTGCCTACTTTTTCAGAAACTTCCTGTGCTTCTTCTAGGGAATTAACACCTTCAGCTAATACTTCTACATGTGCAGAATAGCCGTTGCTGCCTCTTCCAGCTGTTAAATTAACATTAACTGTACTTTTAGCCAAACTAAAGCCTCTTGCGGCTGTATAGTTCACAATGGCTTGTACAATCTCATCGTGATTGAACTGAATATTCATTTTATTTCCTCAACTTCTATTTCGACCCTAGGATTTTCTTTATCTATTTTACCCATTCTGTAAGTTATTTGTTTTAGGTGATTGTAGTTATCATCTGGGAGCTTCCCAGACTCAACTACTGCATCACAAAAGAACTTATCATGTATGGATAGAATATTACTGATATCGCAGAGTCTTCTTGTTTTAGGGTATAGTGTAAGAGTTAGCTGCATACCTTGCATCTTAGGTAGCTTATCTACTTGGTCTTGAATAGCCTTTTTATACTCTACCTTGGCTTTGTTCAACACATGAAAATGAGCATTCCTATAGACATTTAAATTTAAGGTAAACAGCTTTTTCTTACTTTGTGTTACACGCAATGGTGCAGTAATTAACATTATGAGAAGATTTCTTTCTTCTGTACAGGAGCTGCACTAGCAGTTTCACTTTTAGAGTCATCTACGATATCCCAAGGCTTCTGACCAGTTGCTTTGAACTCAGAGTTCTTAGCGTATGTAGCTCTAGGCTTACCATCATTACTCTTTCGCCATTTACCTAAGTATTCAGGCTCAGTGATGTTAGCTTGCTTCTCTGGAACAGTTAATCCAGTGTCAGCATCAAAGTACTTATCAAATTTATTTTTAATATAAAATTTGCCAGTACCATCATTATAGCCACTTTCTGCTGTTGTACCTTCTTCGTACACTTTAAGAATGCCAACTGCAATTGATTTTCCTATACATTCAGGAAATACACTGACTTCAACATTATCTTCAGTTTTAGTCTTATAATTATAAATCTTAACAGTTTTACGTTCATTAGCAGTTGTAGCTAAGTCCTGATTAATGACAGCTTTAAGAAAGCGATTCATTTCAGCGTATCCCGGCATTTCAAATGTCTTACCATTCTTGACATAGGTATAACGAACATTGCCATTCTCAGGCTTACTAGATATATTAATTTCATATTTAGTAGTTCGACCATCATGTTTAAGATGGATATTCGCTCGTTCAGCTCCACTAGGCCATTTGTCTACATAGACTTGTTCAATTACGCCTTTGTATACACCTGATTCGAGTGGACCTCTTGGTGCGCTTATTACATCTTTTTCTACTTCGGCTTCTACACCGCTTGGTAAACTAAAATCCATTATGGACTCCTATTGTTTATCGGCTCTATCTTGAGCCTGTTCATTAGAATACTCACCAGATGCGTAACGTGCGTTCTCACCAGTGAGTAGTTTATTTAAATTACTTACAAGAGTTGATTCTCTTGTTATTAACAGACCTTGACGTAAACCTTCTAGATAGAATTCAATGTCACCTAATTCTTCGATGACATTTTCCATATCTAATGGCTTACGGTAGATTACTGATTTTTTTATGGCATCAAGTAGTTCACCTACTTCACCAGCTACACCCATAATCATATGAATGGCATGACAATCTGCATTGGTTAAAGATTGTTCAATTTCTTTACCTGGCTTAGCCAAATTGCGTACCATTTCACTATGGTTTTCTCGGAGCATAGCTTCTGTGATGTTATCCATAGTATTCATTTAACCGATTTAAGACTAACTGTGCATCATTATCGATGAAAGTTTCATCATTAGACCACATACCCATAGGACTACGGATACGCTCGTTAACAGTTTCCTTAGTTAACTTGGTTTGGAATACATATTTAAAGCCTAGTGTTTCGTCCTCTGGTGTTATTACTAACAAATCAGAGCTATACTTCTCTAGGTCTTTTAATGCCATACGTTTGGTGCTTAATACTGCTGAGAAATACGATTCTAAGCCTTGGTTCTTTAATGCTCCCTTAATGGGAACAGCTGTCTCCATGAAACCATCTGCTTCATTAAGAGTAGTTAATGTGTGAGCTAACATAATCACATTCTTAGTAGAATTGGCTACGTTATTCTGCATTAACTTTTTAAAGAATTGGGCATAGTCTCCCCAAGCTGTCATACCTTGTTTGGTATTAGCATGAGGCAATACATATTGAGTCTCAAATTGGTCCATGAGATATGTCAGTGAATCCACAACAATAGTTGTACATTTATCACCCATTTCCTCTGCTTGAGCAAAGGCTACAGGTACATCATTAGGGTCAGTAATATTACCTGCCTTAAACTTATATGGAAAAGGTAACTTCTTATTACTTTCTGTATTTAGATAGATGACTGTTTCTGGATTCTCAAGATTACGTAAACTAGCAGATTTACCAGTGGTAGATTTACCGCNGATAAGAACTAACTTATCATTCATTTATTTCCCCTTATTAATTGAAAGAAGTGCAACAAAGCCTACGGAGTAGGCTATATGGCATCTCTCTTGTTGATTGCTTTAGAAGCAGATACTAGGATAGTACTCATGATTTCAGACTCACGCATTTTATCCTGAAGTTTGTTATTAAGTCCTAACACGTTGTTCTGTACAGATGCGAAATCCATACCTGAATCAACTAATAGTAGAGCATACTTAATGAGTTGGTTACTACGATTACCTATACCAGTATTACTACAGAACCATCTTTCCATATTAGATAGAGATTGGTGGTCAGCAACGAATCTTTGACGTTCTTCGTTCTTAGTAGTCTTAGGTATAAATAATAAGGAGTTAAGTAAATCACCATCGTTATATTCATATTTGCCCGGATGAGTTAACCATTTACGGCTTCTATCCTTAGTGGCTGTATCTACTTCAAATGGTAGCCATTCATAGATATTATGCATAAACTCAGTATAATCTGGCTTATCTAACTTAAGAGTATGTGTCATAGGTAATATTAATCTAAAGCGATTAGTCTTATCAGTATGACGTTTTGTAGTATAGATGAGATATTTATAATCCTTTAATAATAACTTGGTTGTGTCTATGCTAACGCTATCGTCAACATCAATGACTACCATATTAAAGCCTTGTATTACGTTATCCTCTCTTCTTATACCATCAAGCAGATGATGAGCTACCCAATGGTAACCATTCTGTTGTGTTAATTGATGTAGCTTGTTGAAAGGAACTTCTTCATTACTATAATCTTTAGCTATGTCAGTACCATAAGCTATAACCATTTTATCTAAGTCAGTCTCTTTGAGGGACTCACCTGTGATAAATTCAATACCGTCTGTAAACGTCTTCTTAATGATTATATTATTTTTATATCCATATGCTGTGGCTAGGTTCATAAGCTCTCTCTTTTGAGCCTCAGAGCCTTTGTAGAAGGGTAATGTTTCTACCATATCAGCATGAGTTACTTCTTTGTCTACTTCAGCTATATATTTAGCTAATTTGACATAAGTCCTATCTCTAGTTAATAACTTAGCGAATGATTTACCAGAAGCTTCTGCAAGCTTTATAGCATAATAATAATGTTCTTCTGTTACTTCAGGTGAGCCATCTATGAAAGCATATGCTCCTGCTAATTTAAGTGCTTTAAAGTATCTATGAGCTATTTCAGCTTTACGTACCTCTTCGTGGTCACCCAGCTTATCAGCTATGAGTTCACATGCACTTCGGTATTCTATTACTAACAGACTAACATCTTTGTTAATATTCAATGATGTATTAAAGTTAACTGGGTCAGCCAAAGCTTCTAGATTTGCAGATAACTTTTTCAGATGAGTCTCTGAATTAGGGTCTACCATTGCATCATATATTTCTTCGGGAGTTGCAATGTCACTTTTAGACATATTTGCATCAATACCAAAGAAGCATCTTCTAGCCATACCAGTTTCTAGCATGGACATCATCTCTTCTTCAGTCTTGCCACCATCCATGAGTTTAACTGGAGTTCCAAATAACATCATGTTGGTTGGGGTCTTACCCATGATTTCCTCATTACGAGTATTCTCAGAGGTATTCTTGGTTAACTTTTGCTTAACTTTACCCATATCAAACAATTCTAAGAATGTTTTTAATACGTCAATATTGCCTAATAAATTACTACCTATTTCATCTATTTCCATGTTCATAGAACCAGCGTCTGCCATTAGTAATTTATGGCGCATTTGCTTAACAGCAGCAGTAGTACCTGAATCAAATGAAAAAGCTAATTCACCTAAATCTTCAAACTCTTTAGTAGCTTTAATTAACTCTGATTCATCATCTGTACCTTTCTTGGCTGCTCTACGTACAGAAATTAAACCTAGATTGGTTCTAGCACTATTCTCAAAAGTATCTTGTAAGAACTTATCTCTGAATTGCTCAATAACATGCTCTTCAATAATGTTAGTTGAGTATCCTTTACCTTGCCCTGATGAGGCTAAGTTAATAGCATACATATTAATAGGAATTTTACCCCTATCATGCGTATCTACTGATGTACGCATCATAGAAGCTACCTTAGTGAAGTAGTAAGCTACTAACACTCTAAAGAAATTTTTATTGGTATTTTGGGTTCTCTGACAAAGGATATTTACTAGTTTTTCTGCAGCAGGGTGGTACGTTAATGAGTCTATATCTCTCATAATTATTCCTTTATTTTTATGTAGGGGGAACTGATTATTATATCAGTTATACTTTAAGTGAGCCATTAAGAATGTAAGTATCTTTCTGTTTACATACAGGGAATGCGTCACAATATTTACAGGCTTTGACTTGCCCTGGTACTTCTATTACAACACCTGTCCCACCGTCTTGTGCTAGTCTGGTGTTGGCTTCATATGCATTAGTGAAGTTCTTAGTACTACGAGCCAGTTTGGCAGGGTTCTTATAGTATTTCCATACTGGAGCTTCTTGCCATAATTCTTCTGCAGTACAAGCTGGCATTGCTGATTCATCAGAATCCCATAGAGAATTTAATTGAAATATTTTCCCTCTGACATAATTATCTGTCTCTTGAACAGTCATCAATGGAACTTTATAAGCCATTTGTGCGTTAGGTGGATAATTCTTATCTCTCATTGCACCCATAGCAGTCCAGTCGGTAAAGATATATTGTATGGTAATAAAATCACCAGTAATAATATCTT